CATCTGCTTTATCCTTGTCCGTCTTGATATTGTTTTCTGTTTGAACCTGCTGATCGAACAATGCTTGCGTAGCTTCTTTTACCTGATCATCTATATCTGAGTTTTCTACAGTGCGAAGTTTTTCAAGGTTGTTGAGTTCAATATCAAGTCGTATTTGTCGTCGTTGTTCACTTGTTAGTGCTGCAGCTAATTGTGTTTGCTCTTCAAGCGTTTGCTTTTGAGCTTTCAGCCGCTGCACAAGTAGTTCAGCATCTGATAACTGATTAGATCCAACTGCTTTCGTGTCTTGTGCCGCCAGCAATGCTTCAATCCGTGCACGTAATTGTGCAATGAGTGGATCTACTTTGACGTCATCACCTCCTGTATCTCCTCCAGCAGCTAGCAACTCTCTACGTTTTTGAATCAGTTCTTTTGTGCTCAGGACTGCACCTTGAACTTGCAAGGCTAAATCCTGCATTTCTTTGGAGGCATTTGGTCCAATAAGTCGGGCCGCATTGGAAGCACGATTTAAAGCACCTTCCATTTTGTCAAGCTGTGCAGTGCTTGTAGCGACAGAAGGATTTAAAGCGTTGACAGCATCTTTTATGTTTTCAAGTCCTTGGCTAGAACCCAACAGCAGTCTGTTGAAAAATTGAAAGCTCCCACTTGCTCGCTCAAGCTGTCCAGTAGTTAAATCAGAAAATTTACTGATTGCAGTGTTCATTGCAGTAATTATATTATTCACATCAGTGAAAATACTTTTTAATGCAGGGCCAAGAACACTATCTAGTGCCCTTGCAATGTTGCCGATATTGTTGACAATGTTTGTGATTTGTGAAGTTACAGTGCCGCCTAATTCTTTAGCTGCTTTTTCTGCAGCTCCCGCCGATTCTGCTTGATTATCTAAATTCTTGTTGAAGGAAACAAGGCCATCATTCGTAAGTGGCAATACTGCTGCAATAGCCTCAACGCTGCCAAACAGCTTCGTTAGAGCTACTTCGCTGCCTCCTGTTTTTTGAACAACTTCTTCAAGGAAGCCACCAAAACCTTTTGTCTTAATAGCGGCTGAACTGAAATCAATACCAAGAGTTTGTGCTGCATCTGATGCTTCTTTGGTTGGCTTAATAACGCTTGCGATGACTTGCCGTAGCCCAGCAAAAGTAGATTCAACCGGAACACCTGTTGCCGTAACGGTTGAAATTGCAGCATTCAGTTCATCAATACCAACACCAGCGGCAGCAGCAATAGGGGCGACACGGCCAATTTGCTGTGCATACTGTGCAACAACAATTTTGCCATCGTTTTGAGTTTGAATGAACCCATCAACAAGTTTTGCAGCCTTGTCAGAAGACAACCCGTAAGCATTAAGAACTGACGTTGTTGCGTCAGCAACAGTATTTAGATCAGATAAGCCACCCTTTGCACCTAAACTGGCAGCCTTCAAGATTTGTGCAGCAGATGCAGCATTATTAAATCCTGCGGACGCAACATCATATGAAGCGGCTAGCAATTCAGTTTGTCCAACTTGGCCCTTAAGTTCTGCACTAACAGCAGCAAGTTGAATTTTTAAGTTGTCAGAATTAACGCCTAATGTACGAACTGCTGCAGCAGCGTTATCAGCTTCAGCAAAACCCTTAAAAAATCTACGTGCAGCATCTGCAACCCCAATGAACGGGATTGCTTTCAAAGCAGTGCTAAGTAGCCCGACGGATTTTGTAACTCCAGCAGTTGCAGTATTAACGTTGCGAAGGGCAGCTACTGCGTTCCGTGCGTCAACCCTAAGCTCAACGTTGGATACTGCCACGGCTTACACAAGCGATACCTACATCTTAACGGCGACCTGCTTTTGCACGATCCATCGCTTCTTTCTCACGTTCAGCCTTCAATTCATAAAATGCCGCAAAATGAATAAACTCCGCATCAGTCAATTCCGTGCGGAGCTTACTTACTGTCATCCCCAGTTCGCAGGCCAGGAAAAACTCAAAATTGAGCCAACTGTCCTGCTTTAATCGTTTTTTGCTTCTTCAACGCTGCTGTCTTCACCAAGCCCAAACAAGAACAGCTCAATTTCATTCAGCACAGATTCAGGCAGTTCACGCTGAAGTTTCGGTGCATCTGCTGCTGCAAATGCTTTACTGCCATCCTCAAGCTCTGCCATTTGACAAAGCATATGGGTGCTGATGTCTAGAGCTTCTTCGCTGTTGGCAAAGGATTGTGCTCTCTTACGATCAGCGCGGGTGATTGGCTTGAAGTACAAGTCAACCACCTTTTCACCGGCAGCGTTTTTTAGTTCAAATTTGCGGCGCTGGTTTAAATCAAATGCACCGACCAAAAGGTCAACGGTGCGATTCTTTGCAGCAGGCATTAGACACTCATTGTGATGGTTCCGTTCGCCGTGAAGCTGACGGTAACAACTTCAAGCTCACCAACCGTAGCAGAGTATTCTGCATTTGTAATCAGTGCGGTAAAAGTAATCTTTTTGCCGCTGGTTTCATCCAAATAAAGTTCCAGCTCTGCATTGGCCGGATCTTCAGTCGTGACGACTTCCTTAAGCAGATCCAGCTTGTCACCAGCGCCAGGTGCATCGTAAAGCACCTCTAAAGTGCCACTGCCACCAATCAAGCCGCCAACATAACCACGGAAAGTGTTGCCGTGTTCAGTGACTTCCAGTTGCTCTTTGTCGATGGTTATTGACCAGGAACGCACTGCTGCAATTTCAGACAGTGCAGCGCCACCAGCATCCTTGTCGAATTTGATGGTGCCTTGTTCGCCGCGATAAAAGGCCATGATCAGAGAGCAGTGGTGATGGTGCCGTTGGTGACGAAGTTAATGGTGATAACTTCAATTTCACCCACGGTAGCTGTGTATTCAGCAGAAGTTACGACAGCATCAAAGCTGATTGATTTGCTGCCGGAAGTGTCTAGGTACAGCTCAAACAATGCAGAGCCATCATCTGCAGCAGTGTTGATGTGATCAACAAAAGCAGCGGTTTCATCACCGGAAGATGCGGTGTAAAGCACTTCGGCGCTACCGGAACCACTAATGATGCTGCCAACATTGCCAGCGTAAGTATCACCCATTGAAGTGGTTTCAAGCACTGCCTTGTCTAGGGTCAGTGACCAAGAACGAGTGCTGGTGATTGCAGATGCGCTAGAACCGGCATCGTCAAACTTGACGCTACCTTCTTCGCCTCGGTAAAAAGCCATGGGTCAGAGTTCCTCGATGAATTCAAAGGTCACACGGACCTGGGTTTGAAAGTAGCCTTCAGGTGATGCGGACAACACTTCAGGGCCGATAGGTGCGTCGAAGTAAACACCCGACACATTGACTCGATTATAAAGATCCCGTATTCGCTTTGCTATCGTCAAATTTGCGCCAGAACCAACACCGGCAGGCGTAAAGATATTCATGGTGACAACACCAGTGATCCGATTGTCAGAATCAGTTGCACTACCAAGCGTCAAATAGTTGTTAGCCCCAAAATTCAACAAGCACTGAACCCATGATGAATTAGGCGTTGGAGCGTAGGAGACGTTGTTGTAAACAACAGGAACTGCTGGGCTCAATGCAAGCTCTGTTGCAAGCCTAGATTCAATGGTTGCACGAATTGTATTGCGATTAGCGGGTGCCATTGCTAGAGCTGCTCAATAAAACTGAAATTTATTGATATTCTAGATTGGAAATAAGCCTCAGGATTTGATGCTACAACTTGCGGTCCATTTGATGAATCAAAATAGATCCCGTCAATTTTTGCACGATTGAACAAGTTGTAAACCTTGTCGGCAAGGAGAAGATTTGATGCTGCGCCAATACCTTTTGGTGAGAAGACATTAACAGTAACTACACCGCGCAAATCATTGTCAGATTCTGATGTACCGCCAAGGGATAGATAATCGCTTGCCGTAAAGCTAACTTCACATTGCAGCCAGGTTGAATTATTTGGTGGCCTGTAGGAAATGTTCCTAAATGCAATCGGTGTGAAGTCAGCTTCTGGCGATTCAGTGACAAGGATCAACCCTGATTGACTCGTGATAATGTCTTGATTTTGCGCGGTAATTGTCGCACCAAAACCTGCAATTAAATGAAATTCAATGCTAGCTCTAATGCTGTTTAGGTCTGCTGCTGCCATCAGCTTTGCCTCTTGATTTTTTCATATTGTGATCGTACATAAGCCTGCATTTCTTTACCTATCAAATCAATCCAGCCAGCATTTGCTTGCGGGCTATAGCCATTTGCTAATGGTTCTGCGTACGGCAGGTTGTTATGGATGCTGTAATAGTTGCCAAGCTTTTCTTGCCCGGCAATATAGTTTGAACCTTTCAGCGGTGCTGGCGTTCCCTTGTAATCACCTGGCGGTGCTGGTGTGCTGTTGTTTGAATTTTCTCCAACTTGCCAGCTAACTGTAAATCTACCGGTATCAACAGGACTGCCTTCTTTTAATTTTGAATCTGCTTCCAGCACAGTCACACGCAACAGTTGCTCGATTTGATCCTCCATGTGATCACCAATCTGTGACAGCTTGATTTGCTTTGCCATCATCAAGCCCTCAAATACAACTGATAAACGATCGCCTGATTTGCCTGCTCAACAGTTTCAACACGCACGATTTGATGCGTCACACTGCTGATAACCACCTTGTCATCAAGACCAGGCACAGCAGACAATGCAGATGCTGCAACGGTTAGTTTCTTGTCATCACCACGCACAAGGTCATTAACCTCAGATGCGTTCACATCTTCTAGAACACCCTTGACAATTTCAGTGGTGATCGTTTCAGTAGCTGTTCCTGTTGTCGGGTTATAAGACCCAAGCGAAACAGATTGAATCGTGACATCGCCGCCAAATTTGCCGATGGCTTTATTGGCAACCTTCCGCAGCGAATCAGCTAGGGCCATCAGATCTTGTAGGCAATACAAGCCCCATTCTGGAGCTGGATGCTAGTGAAGTAACCCTCAAGAGCAGTGCTTGCATCAACAGTGGCACTGGCAAAATCATTATCAGTCACGTTTTCACTAAGGATTTCAGTGATCGTGCTGTTCTCGTAAAAAGCAATATACGAGAATTGACCAGTATGCGCTGCTGTGTCGTTAATGACCTCAGCGCCGATAGCAAAGTCAATGGGTGCGTGGCCGCCTGAAAGTTTTGACATGATCAAATGTGGTAAGCGATAACAGCACCGCTGTTGTTTAGGGTGAATGCGGTGAAAACACCTTGAATTTCAAAGCCTGCAGGAAGAGCCTCACCTACAAGGCTATTGCCTGTCCAGTTATGAACGGTCAATGCACTGAAGCTGGTGTTGTTCTTCAGGATCACGATTCGCCGCCAACGACCATTTTGCGCGTCTGTTGAATTAACGAAATCAGCGCCAATGCTGTAAGACGGATCAATAGAAGTTTCGTAAGGCATGATCAGCTCCGTTTCACAGCAATGTTGCCTGGTCCACTAATTCTAAGCCCTGTCAAATAACGTTCGATGATTGGTGGAATACGATCCGCACCAACAGCGCCAGACTTGTCAGGTGTCACGTTGATAGGACCAACCTGCACGTTCTTGTAATCCTCCAAACCACTTAGACCAATGCCGTCTTTGTTGTTGTTTAGATAGACAGCAAGGATCGCCTGCGCTTTTTTGACTTGATCAGGGATCTCCGTATCAGTGAAATAATCAGTTGTAATCCTGAACGGAAAGCCAACGGCATAGGTGTTGATATAGGTGTCAGGCTTGCGAACACCAGTGCGCGGCCATTGCATTGCCTGCGTATCAGTAACCCTTGCGCCTAAATAACGTTCACGATCAAGACGCTGTGCTGCAGTGTAAAGCGCACGATTCTTTTGATCATCAGTAGCCGAAGCCCATGCAGTTACATCAGAATCTTCAACCAAGCCATCAACAATGTCATCAGCATCACTCAGCGTCAAATAGGTGTTGGCATTAGCCCCACCAACCGTTGCATCAAGTGTGATTGCCATTAGATTTCTCCGGCTTGGGCTTTACTGTCCTTCGCCTTTTTGGCTTTGGCTCTGTTGTAATTTTAGGCTCAGCATTAGAAAAAGAGGCCACTGCCGAAGCAGTAGCCTCACGTTCACGCATTCGCCG